CCGCCTTGATGATGGCATCGGTCTCGGCATCAGTCATCGGCCGTCAGGAGCACCGCCTGACCGTAGTAAGGCGCAAGGTCGCTGTTCATCAAAAGATGACGAGCTTCAATTGCCGATACTGCGTGAATTGAACGAATGACGTTCAGACTCTGAATGTGAAACACGAATCTTTTTGTTTTCATTTTCTGGGTTGGTGCTGTTGTAGTTGGCGACATAGAGAATGTGCGAATGAAGAATAACAGAAAAAGATGCTGTCGCGATCAAAAAGCAAATAGCGTTTGCCGTTCTGTTACCAATGTTCATTGGACTAGATCAGTAAGAGTTGGTGGTTTGTAGTTCGGCCCTTTCAAGACCTTTCCATCTTCACGCCTTGCTACTTTTCCATCCTCGCCAACCTTGCTCATATTACTAGCGAACACTCGATTCAGTGCTTCATCAAGATCCCAACCAAGATATTCTGCCATTTGATAGCAAACGAAAACGAGATCGGCCAGCTCCTTGAGAAAGTTTTCTTTTATTTCTACCGAATCCCTGTTTGCCTCATAAGAAAAACTTTCGACCACCGCCTCGTTGTATTCTTCTCTGATAAGCAGTCGCTGCATTTCAAATGAATCTTGTTGCCATTCGCTCGGCAGTTCAAAAACCGCCCTGAATTCCTGTGCCTGTTTCTGAAGAGTTCCCATGAGAATGCAAAATAAAGGCCCCGCGTGAGCGAGGCCGGTCTGCTGATGGCGATTGGATCAGAGATCCAGATCATCGCCTTCGTCGGCTGCATCTGCGGCGTCTGCGCTGCCCTCAAGGGCGGTCAGAACGATCCGGCCAGCCTCTGCGACCACCTGCACCTTGGAGCCCGCCTCAAAGCCAGCGATCGAGCTGTGACGGTTGCCCACCACGCAGTTGCCGGTCTTGCCCACGGTGATCACAGGCTGACGGCTGCGACGGGTGGTGTAAGAGCGACGGCTGGCGGGCGGCTCATAGCCGGTGCTTGCCGCTGTCATCGCCTTGAAGAAGGCGGGCTTGTGATAGCGGGTTTCGGTTTCGCCGGTCTCGGAATCGGTTACAAGGGTGTAGTAACCAGTTGCGAAAAGAACTTCCTCAATGGGATCTTCTTTGTGAGCACCAACGTAATCAAGCAGGGCTTGACCAGTGATCTTTTCGCCCTTGACTTTGGTTTTACCGGCTTCAGGAGCTTCGGTTTCTTCGACTTCGGGGGCGAGGGTTTCGGTTGCCATTTCAGAAACAGTGGGATCTTGGACGTTTTCTGCGTCCTGTTTTTTGCGAGCCATGGGGCCGTGTGTGGTTGACTGATGCAAGTTAGCACAGTCAAACGGCTTTTGCAAGTATCCCGGTCAGGGGGCAAATACAAGAGCGGCCCCGGTGGCAGCTGCTTCATCGAGGCGCGTCACTGTTATGTGAGCGCCCGGAACTCCGTCAGGCCTGCAAAAAAGCTTGGCGGATGAAGCGGCGACGATTAAGGCGTCGTCATCATAACATATTTTTGTAAGGGCGTCACCACATGCTCGCAACAGTTTGTCGGCATCGCCAAGCTTGCTGTGAAAGACTGGCGCATTCGGCTTCAGCACGCCCTTTGAGTTGTAGTGAGCCTTGGGGCGAGGCATATAAAACAAAGCGTTAAGCACGTAGAGGCCATCTGTGCGCCACATGCTTGGCCGCATGATCAGGGCCATCTTTCCGATGCTGCTTCGCCACTGATGCAGGCCTTTCGACTGCTCCACCATCGCCACGGCCACACGCTGCTTGCCGTTTGCATCTGTCCACGTTCGCCCGAAAGCGCTTTTTGAACCCTGTGTCTCTGGCTTGCCTGCAACGAAGAACGAAAAGCTCTGCTCGGCGCAGTGATCAAGATTGCTCAGCAGCTGCAGCGTCACTTTTTTCCTGATCCGCTTTGTAAAGCTCGATCAACTTAGCGATCATTGCGCGAATGTGACGCCTTTCAAATCTTTTGTAGAGCTTTTCTGCGATTATTTGACATCCTTCGACAGTTCCAAATCTAAGATGCTTGATTGGCTTTAGCGTTTCTCTCCTATTCCTAAGTAAATAGTGATCACAGCAATCAAAAACATCCTTGAATTTTCTTCCCGCGCCTATGTCTTTAAGTAGATGAGGGTAGCCGCTATAAAGCATGTCTAGCAAACTTATTGCTTCATATTTTCGCAATTTGTTTTTGCTTGACATATACCGAACACACGTCCTAAGCCTTTTATATTGAAAGTATTCCTCTGGGAAATCAAAGCGATCGTCTTCGTTTTTTAGCCATGAAATCATTTTCGACGCATATTGACTTTGTGTTTTATCTTGTATTGCTACACGCGCACAGCTTGAAACAAATTGATTGATGCTATTTGTTTTTATGCCAAGACCGTAATTTGAATTATAGATAAAATCAAGAATGCCGCCAAGCTTTACGTCCTTTCCAGTAAACGTTTTATATCCCAAATAAGTTTTTCTGCTCAGTATTTTGCACATTGTAACAAAAAACGCTTCCGAATATTGTCCGTTCATCACGGTTGACAGATGCAGTCGCGCATCTGCAACCAAGCGTGCATCGTAAAAAATATCGTCCTTACTGCTTTGCATTGCAAATAGCTAGATCAATCTTTGCGCGAAAGTCCTCGATTGTGCCATTGTTTTCTATAACTACGTCAAATCCATCCCAGCTGTCAAGCCCGCCTTCTGATACGTGCGATGAGTTGTGAGTAGCAGACGGGCGAACGATTTTCCACAACTCGCCCCCTGACTCCTTTACAGCAGCCGCTTCGTTTTCAAATCTAACGTCATCAACAACAACCAAGTCATGCTTTTGCGCCCTTGCTTTCCATACGCGAATCCAAACATCCTCGCAAACATTATTCCTGCCCCATTCCGTACCAAGAGTTTGCAGCAAACGCCTTGCGGTTGTATCAAGCTGCGGAAGATTCGACTCCTTGTCTACCCACGCAAGTTTCAGCGCTTGATCTTTTTCGTATCCAAGGCTAATTAGAAATTCAACAATCATTCTTTTCAGTGGTTCAGCGAAACTCACTGGCTGAAAGCCTCGATGCGCCAGGACCGTTGCCGCAAATGTCTTCCCGGACTGGGGCGCTGGACTATAAATTCCAATGAGTCGCTTTGCCATGAATTCTTGGAGGATGCGCTTCATGATACAAGAAAACCCCCATAAGGGGGTTCTCAGGCTTGGACTTACAGGCTTTTTGTCTTAGTGAGGCCCAGAGGCCAGACTTGATTGGCTGGAACCACCTCACTCCGCGATCAGACCCCTGTACGTTGCGGACGCCGTTTTCTATTTACTACCGCTTAGCCCGAGCAGTAGAGACGTTGGCGATGGGGAGACAAAACGGCAATGACAGGAAAAAACTCATGCCGTGCCACGCCAAGCAATCAGAAGGGAATTTCTTCTTCGCTGGGCTCAGTTTTGCGCTTAGAGCTTGAATAACGCTCTTCGCCAGGGCCACTGTTTTCAGGAATACTGAATTGATAGCCCTCCATGTAAGTAGCAATGTACTTAGTGCCGTCCTTCTTGGTCTTTTCGGTCATTTGCTTCACGCCACCAGTAATTGTAACCTGGCGACCGTCTTCGTTGACATACTTTTGAAGTACGTCAATCTTTTTGCCATAGAAAGTGGCGTTGATGAAATTAGCCTGCTTGCCGTTGATAGTTTTTGCGCGAATGCAAATCGTAGCACTTCGCCCATATTCACCCTCTTCGACTTTGATCTCGCCTGTCGTGTAACCGGTGGCCGTAATGATCATGATTCGATGAGCCTTGGGAAAGTTGTGTTTTCTAGAGAGCAGTAGGCTTGGAAGCGCTCGATAAATCCTTGCGCTGCAGCTTTCAGCTCCTGCTTGTTGAGAACGTGAATGTGTGGTTCACGCCAGTCGTAGCAAATGCAGATTACACCTTGAGTTATCTCCGTGTCAAGCTCTCCACGCTTGACAGCAAGATTATGGGCGAGTGCGTAGGCGCCGATCTGAATTTCAGCTTCTTTGTAATGAGAAATTGACTTCGGCTTCTTTTTCACGCCCTCTTCTTTATATGAGCGTACTGTTTTCCAGTCCCAAATACTGTATTCGCCCTCCCAGAACAATCTTGCATCAGCAGTACCTGCATATCCCAAGTGGCAATGCAAAGATTCTTCTATCAAAAAAGATGGATTGCTGACGCCATGCTTGAAGTTGTTTTCTTTGATAATATCAAGAACGGGTGATAAATATGTCATATACTCTGGAATATTGTATGTAATCATTTCATCCATGGTGGCGTGATCCATTTTATGATTTACCGCATCGCCAAAAAACGAAAGTTCCGTTTCCGAGTGAATAATCGTTCCTCTGCGTTGCGCACGCTCCATGATCTCTTGCCAATTTGGCTCCATCTGGCGCCAAATATCAAGACCCTTTAGCTTGTTCGGATTGAATAATTCCGCCGTGCGCCCAAGGACTGAACTCACTGAGACGTATTCATGATCGTCTTTTTCGTAAAAACCTGACTTTGGGTGTGCCATTTCTGCTGCTAGGTGAATGGTGACTGTACTTTGTCTGCAGCTTGAGCCGCCTCCGGTGGTGGCAACCTCAGCAGCAACGGCAGCAGGCGCACGAAGG